CAAACTTAGTGCCAGTCAGCTTCACACCATTTGCGGCGGTGTATGTCGTGTTACTCCAAGGAACATTCACATACATCTTTTCAGAAGAAAGCTTCACAGGATAGTTCTTGCCACTTGCGGCATATCCAATCTTGACACCTCCTCGAGCCCCCGAAGTCGCGACAGGTAAGGTGTATGCAACATTGGGTTTGGAGTTGGTGATTGTGAAGTTAGGATATGTTCCTGTTACACTAATACCATTACCGTTTGTGAACTTGACAACCTTATCGGGTGCTGTGTTGGTGATAGCAGTCCCCGAAACACTAATACCAGTGCCTCCAGTAAAGGTTACTGTCTTGTTTGCGGAACCATCAAAGTCAGTGCCTTGTACAGTAAAAGTATTGTTGAGCTGAGAAGCCTCGATATTCAAAGCATCAATGTTTGCCTTAGTAATACCGATCTCTGCGGTGGTCCAGGTGTAGTTACCTGATCCATCGACCGACTTTGAGGTTCCGCCAATGCTGATGTTTCTTGCGGTTCCCCACTTAGAAGTTGTGATGCCTGCGGTGCCATCGAATGCAGTGCCGTTAATGTTTCTAGCGGTTTCAAGTTCCGTTGCGCTACTCGCGACACCTTTGAAGTTAGGCGCAGTGATGTCACCTGCTACATCTACATCTCCTGACGCCGTGATGTCACCTGTTACATTTACATCTCCTGACGTCGTGACGCCATCAGTTGTAATGGTATCAGTTGTAATAGTATTAGCAGTGATGCTGTCGAAGTTGGCATTGCCTGTAAACGTAGGATTTGATGTAGGGGCCGCTTCAGCAAAAGCCGCCGTGATGTTATCAAACTCAGTAGTAAAAGCCGCCCCATAAATGATCTTGTTAGGATCCTTTGGAGGTAGAGCATCCTTTGCACCGAAGTTGGTTGTTGTATTGTATTTGATTGACATTCATTAATCTCCTATGGATTCTCTTCCCGAAGGTGAGTGAGGGTACTCACCAGTGGCTTTCCCCTCGGTATTGCTTAGACTGCGGCCGCGATTACGACACCAGCCTCTGGACGATACGTCTCAACACCATACAAAGTGTCAGCCGTCATTAAGTCAGCCAAGAACTCTTGCTTGTACTGAGTCTGAACGCGAACGCCCAACTGCTCAGCCAATACTAAAGCGTCCTTGTGGAACAACAAGCAGTCAGTCTCGCCGCCAGCAGTTGCCAAGTTCGTAGATACGAAGATGTCAACGCCGTAGAGGCTACCGATCTTACCGTTGGTCACAGGCTGTCCAGTAACGAAGTCACTAGAGATGTACTGAGAAACACCCAGCATCTCGCGCTTCACAGCAGGTGGGATAACGAACACACGGCTGTCGCCGGGTACGTTGTTGTCGTCGAGGATCTGGATTGCCTGACGGAAGCCAGCGTCGTTGAACGCTACAGCAGGTCCAGTGCCGTCGATGCCATCTGCAACGAAGTTCATCTGAGCAGTGAAGCCAGTACCTGCCTCAGCAATCAACGCAGAGTCTACGTTGGTAGCCAGAGCATAGCCAGCATCTTCGGTGTAGAAACGTCGCAGAGAGTTCAGAGCTTGAACGTCTGTGATGTCTTCGATTAAGCGAGAGTACTCGAAGTGCTGATCGATCGTTACGACCAACTCGCCGGTGGTGCCAGCGATCAGAGAAACCTGAGTCTCTGCTACCTTAGCTGACGCATCTCCACGATCAGGCTTAGGGATGTGAATAGTGTCTCCCTTCTTGCCTACCATAGACATTGCGCGTACCAGAGGCTTAACAACCAAAGACTTCTCGTAAGAAGCAATGATCTCATCACTCCAAATCTCTGGAATGAATGTAGCCGCTGTAGTGTTTGTTACGTGTGATGATCCAAGTGCCATTGTAATGATTCCTTAGTGGGTTATTTGACCCTCTTCTCCTCGTACGCTTTCATGATCTCAGGCAGTAGTGCCTCGTAGCGTTTGGGATCAGAGTTCATGAGTTCGATAATATCACGGCGGCGGTAGATCTTCTTGGACGTAGAGCCCTCGGGATTCGACCGTGCCGTACCTGTAGAGGCTCGTTTAACCTCGTTCTTCTGGTGTTGCTTCTCAACCTTAGCGGTCTGAGCTACTACACCCTGACGTTCCTTATAGAGCGTAATCAACTCGTTTGCCGCCTCAAAGTCATACCTTGAGTCAGCCTGTTGAAACAACTCTCGTCTAATGGAAGAGCTACGGACCCACTCCTTAAAGCCTTCATCCTTCAGCACGTTGTCCATGTCTGGGTGTGCTGACTTCAGTTGTGCAATAGCTTGTGATTTAGCCATCTCTGCCGCGACCTGCTGTGCCTGTCGAAGCGTGGGATGGTTGTCGATAGCTCGCGCCATAGCCGCATTCGGGTCAGCGAAGAAGTCAACCTCCTCTACTACTTCCGGTGCAGACTGTTGCGCCTGTACGTTGCTCTGGACGTATTCGTCAAAGTGACGCCTAAGTTCTCCAACCTCCGAAGATTGCTGGCCTAGCCGCTTCTCTAACTCTTGGTGCATCCGAGCGATGTCTGACGCTGATTTGCCCTTGTACTTGTCTGGAAGATCCTCTTCTGAAGGGGCCTCAACCTTGGGCTCCACAGGTGCCTCCGCTTCAGCGGGTGCCTCTTCAAGAGTAGCGAACTCTTCTGGGGTCTCTTCGGTGTTGGTCTCTTCAAATGGAATTGCCTTCTGTACTAAGTCTTGAGCATCTACAATGGTAGCCATATTATGAACTCCTTTGTCCCACTAGGGGAGGATTGATTAAGGACGACCCCCGGCTGAGGGGCTACCGTCCTACTTAAGTCACTTGTGTCTCTTATTCCACTTCATAGCGGCACCGGGGAAATCCCCACTGACACCCTCTAGGATAAAAGCTACAGGACTTATGATAGCACGGGAAGTAGAAGAACAGACCGAGCACCGGACCGCGTCTCCCTTCCTCCCATACACTTCATCTACGTTGCCGCAGGAGGTGCACTTCACGTCATAGATCACGTGCATCTTCTAGCTCCTCTGCGGCCATTATACTATTCTCATACCCGGAGAACTGCCGTAACGCAGACAATCGTCCGCGCGCCTGCCAGAACTCCTCAGTTGAGTCGCAGTGTTCCAGCGTCAGGACTGACATAGCTTCCTCGATCTCCTCTTGGAAGGTACGCCAGCCGTCGGTCAGGAACATTGTACGAGCGTCCTCAAAGTAGTCACTCATCCTTCTTCGTCCTCTTGGCCTTAAGTTCAGCTAGCTGGTTCTCTAGCTTGTTTACTCTGTCGAGTAGTCCTTGAAGGTACTTAGTGGTGGATGCTACTAACTCATCGAACTTCTTTTGATCTACCATGATTATCTCTCCTTGAGGTCATGTGTTGGTTGTATCTAGCTTAGCTAACCTCTCCGTTAGTTCGGCTATCTGTTGTTCCATACGGGATACTATGCTATTGACGGAGTCTACGGTAGCTAAGCCGGTTAGCCGACTGCCATCGCCAACAAAGGCAGTGGCCCTTACCTCTCCGGTAAAGTCTCCGTCTTTAAACTTGGCGGCTGTAGAACCTAAATCAATCCCTACCTTTGGCCTGCCCATCTCATCAACAGGGACAATTGAGCTTGCGTTGCCGTCTAACTTTAGGCCAATAGAGCCGCCTACAAAGCACTCGGTGCCAGAGATAAACCTACCAGAACAGCTAATATCATTTCCTAGCTTTGCCCCTACATGGAAGGGGTCATCCATCATCGTGACTTGTAGCTCATTACCAAAGTATTGGATGGTGCTGTTGCCAAGGTCAGTGAAGAATGAATCGCCATCGGCTCCATCCTTACCATTAACACCATCTTTACCGTCAGTGCCATCCTTTCCCGGCGCTCCATCTTCACCAGCAACGCCAAGGGCTTCTACTTCATCTTTACTGTAGACGCTAAGGCTAGAGCGCATCCCCGCCGCATCGTTCTTCTTTATGCCGTTAGCAGATTGCTCACCGCCCGACAGGAACCATGTGTCGGCCATGTTGTTTGCAATGTTATTGGAGAATGTTATGTTTTTAACAGTGA